GTGATAGTCGAAAGACTAGCAACCCCACGGAGTATAAAAGTTCCCGAAAGGAGGCCACAGCCGTAGAGTCAGCAATCCGCCACTGTAAGTGCTGTACTCGTTTTGAAAATATACAACAATGAATATTCATTTCACAGATCCCAAAGTAAGAGAAATCTTACGATGGACTCTGCAAAACTACTACTCAGAGTTGAGTATCTACCATGACTCCGCGTTAAATACATTTGATAGACTGGTCGTGTGGGTGAAAGCCCATGGACCAGTAAAAGCAACCGAGCGATGTAAAATCGCACGGTTAGCTCTAACTAAGTATCTAGCCGGAGAGCCATTAGTTCCACCAGTAGGTGTTAGCCTGACTCCTGATAAGATCCCGAAGATCTTCCGAAAGGAACTTCGAGACCTTATCAGAGCCAGAAACCCCCGAGGAGTATCCATGTGTTTGACATTACTGTCTAGCACTAGAATACTACTAGGAGGGAAACCGGTCGACTACTCTCCAATCGTAGAACCTTGGAATGGTAAGATCCCACGAGACGTGGAATCCTTCATTCCGAAGTTCTGCGGATGGGTCTGTAATCAGCCGATCCCAACAGACTGGGATTCGTTCCACTTCTCTACTAAGGCTGGTCCTAACGGACCGGCCATAGCAGGCTCGGTAGCTGACTTTGAGGCTATGCCTGAAAGTCTGCTGACGAACGTATACGCAATAGGAGGAGAACCGCTTGACGCGATCCTTTTCTTTTACGTATACAGAAAGGGAACGAAAGTTCTAGATTTTCTTAAAAGAGTTTTAGGGTACACAAGCACTAAGGTGCCATGCATCCGTAAGATTTCAATTAAGAGAGACCGGGAAACAAAATCGCGAGTTTTCGCGATCTTAGATTACTGGTCTCAGGCCTCTCTGTGGACGTTGCATAAGAACCTTTACAAGGTCCTAAAGCGACTCCCACGAGATTTTACCTTTGATCAAGGTAAAGGCCTAGATCTAAAACGAACCAACGATAGCGCTTACTCTTCGTTTGACCTGTCTAATGCCACTGACCGGTTTCCTATCCTTTTACAGGAGAAGATACTGGCGTGGTGGATTGGACCAGGGAAAGCGAAGGTGTGGAAGGAGATCATAGTCGGGTACGAGTTTCGCACTCCAGAGGGAGACTCTATCGCTTACGCGACAGGGCAACCTATGGGTGCGCACTCGTCCTGGGCTACGTTCGCCTTATGTCACCACATAGTAGTACAGGCCGCCGCGAATCGGGTACAAAAGTTCCCGTTCGATGCGTACAGTCTGCTAGGTGATGATATCGTTATTGCCGACGACCAAGTTTCTCGAGAGTATGTGAATATCCTCAAGGAACTTGACGTCCCTATCTCTCCTCAGAAGACTCACACATCTAAAAAGATGTATGAGTTCGCTAAGAGATGGATAATGGACGATACGGAAGTAACCCCTTTCCCCCTGTCTGGTTTAGTAGAAACACACAAGAAGTATCATCTTCTGTATGAACTGCTAAAACAGGCTGAGTTAAGGAACTTTCATACGTCGTGGTTCCGCAGCAACCCAGTCGAATTGCTGAAGCTTTGGAAGATTTCTGGAATCGTTGGGCGTCAAGCCCAGCGATTGCTGAAACACTTCAAAGTACTAGCCATTCTCCCGTTTCCGGGAAATAACGTCGAAGACGAGGGGATCTCCGCAAGGAGGGTCTCTGAGATCTTCGGTGTTACCTTAAGCTGTAATATTAGCCCGCCTAGCTGTTCAGAAATTCTGGACAGGATGGCGATTGCTAGTTACACCTTTCGGATAGCTAGAACAGCAGAGAAGAGTCTTTCCTTAGTCATCGGCTGGAGCGAGATGTTCCAGGAGTTGATTGAGAAGGATTCTTCTCTAGGGTCGGATGACCGGTCCGCGCTACTAGATAACGCCCTGGAATCGGTAGCGTCCTTTAACCTGATGAGTCGGAAGGCTCAAGAGGCATTGGATTCTATCGGTCCCGGGAAAGCGTTTGGGAAAGGTGAGATCTGGTCGACATTACGTCGAAGTCAGATTCTCATCTTACCGACCGCTTCGGGTATTAACCCGACGAGATCTAGTCACCTCTACATCGGTGCTAAAGCTACATTGGTTAGAGACTTGGAGATGACGTGGAAACGTCATCTTCTCGGACTCAGACCTGCAGAAAGCAGGATGCAGAGTGCCCTAGGGAAGTCGACTAGAAATAGTCGCGGGTCCTAGGTGCTAATCCGCCGCGAGGCGGA